TGTGGCAAAGTATTCTGGGGGCACGTTTTGGGATTGCCTCTCTGTGTGTCCTCTACCCACTCTGCCCTCTGGTCAGGCCCGCGACCCTGACCGTGGCCCCTTGATGCCGCAAATTAGCATAACATTTTCGCATCCCTATTGCGACTGCGACCGTGACCATGACACCGACCGTGGCCCCGGCAGCGACCCTGACCCTGACCACGCCCGCGACCGCGACCCTGACCGTGACCCTGACCCTGACCACGACAGCGACCACAGCCGCGACCCTGACCCTGACCACGACCCTGACCACGACCCTGACGACGACCCTGACCACGACAGCGACCGAATGGTAAAAGAAATCAGCATGAGGCACCCTGACAAAAATCTCTAAACCGCCTCTGCTGGCAGACTATGCTTCCAAACAGTCGCATCCACTACAGCCGCGAGATTAACAATCACTTCGGCATCTTGGGGATACGGTTCGACCTCCCGAAAAACGCCTGTGTTAAAGCATTCGTGGAATCTTCCCGTATCGGGTATCCACGCCGCATTCTTGAGCACCACGTGAGTCATCGCGGCGTAAATAACCTCGCCGGTAAAATAGTTGCTCACGGTGCGAATCAGGTATTTTTGTCCAACCTTTAACATTGGTTCTTCCATTTCAGATAAACAATCGTGCAATGCGTCAAGAGCGGACGCATCCCCGTCCAGGCACGCCAACGCCAGGTCGTGAGCCGTGGAATGATTTGGACAGGACAAGCCCATGGAGATTAAACTTTGCATTGGAATCTTAAATTACACTTTCCGGGCGAAGAGGATAGATTCGTGGTCAATGACAGGGGAGCCTTTCTTTTCGGCTAGTCTCCTGAAGAAACTTTTCCTTTCCCTGGTTTTTACCTGGTCGCCGAAGAATGCCTTGTGCCTGGTGGTTTTGACGAGGCTGGCATGGACTTCGAGGAAGGGGATAAAGCCGGTGGCTTCGAGCAGTTGGGTCCATTGGCTGGTGAAGTTTTGGCGGGTTTTGTTGCGGACGAAGTCCTTGACGACCCAGGCGGTGATGGCGGAGGGTTTGAGGACGGCGTGGCATTGGAGGAGGATAAGGCGGGCGGCGGACCAGAAGGTAGCGCCTTGAACCTGTCCAAGTTGGCCATTAGACATACCATAGCTGGCCAAGCCGGTTCGCTTTTCTTGCAGGATAGGCCGCTGATTTTCCCGGGCCATCTTCTCAGCATCGCGGTATGTACATCCTTCACCAATGCCTCGTTCATACGGTGGGCTGCTCACGGCGGCGTCGAGGCTGCCCTGGGGCATGGCGCCGAACTGGCCGGGGGTGGTGCCGTAATCAGCTTGGCGGATCTTGCTGGCGTTTTTCGTGTCGCCAAAGCGGGATGTGAAGTTGCGGAACTCGCTCACTCGTTCGTCGGAATAGGGTGGTGAAGAGAGGACGGCATGGGCCTGGTCCTGGATGATTTGGGCCAGGTAGCGGCTATCGCCCTGGAGGATATGGGGCAGGGGGTCGCCAAATTGCTGCCAGGTGTGGCGGTGCAAGTCGAAGTTGCGGCTGGCCAGGGTGACGAATTTCGGTTCCAGTTCGACGCCGAGCCAGCCTATACTGTGGGAGGCGGCGATGATGCCGCCGGTGCCGATGCCGGCAAAGGGATCGAGGATGGTTTGGCCCTTTGTCCAGAAGCCTTGCTCCAGGCCGAAGGAGAGGATGCGGGTGATGAGGCCCCTGGAGAATTTGGCGGGATGGGCGTAGGCGTCGGGAATGATAAAGCCTTTCCAGGTATCGTTGTAGCAATCGTGCCAGATCATGGTCATAAGCTTCTGCCTTCAAAAAGAGGCCCGGAGGCGGTTTCATGGTCAATACGGTGCGGGTTTGGATAATATTCTCTATGGAGGATAGCCAGTGTCTTGCGCCATTCCCATTCCTGATTGCACTCCATGGAACAACAGTGCGATTCACGTCCATAACTCTTCATGCCATCCATTTCTAAGCGGCAGATAGGGCAGTACACTTTCATATAAGCGAACACTCCCATACTATCTCCAGGATAAAAGTGGCACGGATGAAAGGCCCGGAGGCGGCTCCCAGCAGTGACGTAAAGCGGGAGGGCTTCCCCGAGAAGCCCTCCCAGCCGCTCTCCGGGCCCTGGGCTTTCATAAAAGCTCCCATAAGTGTTTCTGGCTGGGCCTTATCCAGGCTGGGGCAGATTGTTCGCCTTCAATGCGGTCAGCAATCACGGCCATCCTTTGGGCCTGGGTAGGGGGTAGGTAATTGCCATAGCGGTTGTGGTTATTGCTATTACGGACGGCGTTGGTGCTGTCGGCGGAATGCAGGGGAATGCGGGTGAAGATGTCCGGGGAAAGCATTCGGAGGCCATGCAGTTTGCAAAGGGGCTGGCCGGATTCATTACAGATGGCGGACATAATTTCGGCCATGCGGTCCCACCAGCCTTGGGTGCCGGGGTGAGGCCATTGGCCGGAGGAACCGAGGGCGACGGTGGGCCAGTCGTGGGCAAGGTGAACGAGGCGCTCGGTAGATTCATGGAAGTGCCAGACAGGAACGCCGGGAATGGTTTTGGGCCAGTCTTGGAGGAGGTTATCGTTTTGGGATTCAGAACCATCAATCCGGTCGGGAATAATGGCCCAATCAAATGCAGGGTGCCTGGCCCATTGGGCACAAAAGGCGATGTATTCCTGGAAGTCGAGATTGCCGCCGTTTTTCCAGATGGAGAAGGCCCCGTTGTCCAGAATAAAGGATTGGCACACGTCGGCGGCCACGGCAAGATCCTCGGGCCGGGGGAACGGGATCAGAGCGTGCCGGCCGGCGAGGAAGCGGGCAACGTCCTGGCGTGGTCCGCCGCACGGGGTGCCGTGGTAGTGGATCATGGGCGTGGGGTCCTGAGTGCCTGGATCATGGGGCCATTGTGGTTGCCTTGATGTAGCTCCTGGTCAAGCTGGGCAAGGGCCTGAGCCAGGAGGGGCAAGGTGCCTTCGCAGGAGATGTGGTAACAGCGGAGAGCGGCCTGGGCGTGGGGATCGTTGGCCACATCGAGGACGAAATAGGCGGCATTGGGTGGGGCTGGTTTGCCGTCCTTGCGCTTCACGTCATATTTCTGATAGAGTCCGGCGTTTTCGCACATGGGTTGCGTCCCCTTGGGAAAAGGGCTGGGGAGGCTGGTTCAGCGTCTATACGTAGCGTGAAGGGGGATTTCCACGAGAAATCCCTTTTCCAGCCTCCCGAGCTTGAGGTTCTAGCGATATTTACGGGGCAGGCGAACTGGCATACGGGTCCTTTCCTTGCCCCAGCCGTGGGCTCGGCGTTTGGCATAGGTTTGGGTTTCCTGGGAGTAGCGACCTATGCGCTGGTGGTTGCGGTAAAGGTAGATACGGTTTTTGTGGTGGGTGCCTTTCTTCCAGTGATAGTGGGGGGCCGGGTGGTAGAACGCGGGTGGTCGGGCCATCATCATGGGCATACAGCCCATGCCTCCGCCTCCGCCGCATCAGCCGGCGGGCAGGAAAGAGGCGCTGCAAAGTAGTACGGACCACATCATGTCACTCCTTTGGTAAAAGCCAGGGCGAAGTTAATCGGTACAGCGGCACGACGGCATTTCCTGGTCGTACCAGTGGAATACTTGTTGGGATTGGGCCATTTCCAGGGTGGCCCGGTAGCTGGGGGCGTCTTTACGGAAGCGGGCGGCGGAGAATTTCTTGGTTTTGCCTCGGAATTGCTGTTCTTTGTCGATCCACCACTCTGCCAGGTCGGGTCGTTGGCGGAAGATTTCGACCAACTTGCCCTGGCCTTTGAGAAAGCAGCCGTCGCAATTGCCTTCGTGGGGCAAGAGGCAGAGGTCGAAGGAATGGCTGGCCCAGAAGTCCATAATTTCGGGCAGTTCGATCTTGGCCAGGGCGAGGGGGGCGAAAGGCTCCTCGCCGGGACAGAATTTGGGATCGGCTTTGAGTTTGGCCACGCGCCTGGGCTCGTCGTGACGTAGGCCAACAGCGTTTTGGTAGTATTTCCAGCCGAGGCCATGGCGAACGTAGTGGTTGCTGGTCTTGATTTTGAGCCATTGCGTACAGAAGCGCATCACGACGTTGGGCAGACCTTGTTGCCTCCGGATCAGGGCATCAAAAGGCTCGCCCTGGCGGCTGGCGGTGGCGTAATGGACGATGGTGTAGGCAGGGAATTTCTTCTGCTGAAATTCAAGCCAGACAATGGGAACGTTCCATTCCAGGGAGCAGCGTTCCACGAAGTCCAGGGTTTCGGGCCGTTCCTTGCCGGTGTTGCAGAAAACGACCTGGACATGGGCAGGGAGAGTGTTCTGGTGAGCTTCCAGGATCTTCCAGAGCATATAGGCGCTGGTACGGCCGCCAGAGAAGCTGATAATCGTGTTTTCGGTCATGAGGAAGGGATTCATTGGCCTCCCATCATGGCGCGGCAGGTGGTGGGATGGAGGGAGCGGACGACCAGGCCCAGGGCGTGGCCTTTGGGGACATGGATGGTGCCGGTCCACTGCCAGTAATCGGCGGGGCTCTGGACGTAGCTATGGGCCAGGGGCTCTCCCAGGGCCATGGCCAGGATGGTCTGGAAGCCCTTGACACGGGCGCTACCAGAGAGATGCTGGCCGGGGATAGAGCGGGGGCCGTGCATGAGCTCCTGGGGCACAAGCTCGCACATGGCTTCCAGATTTTCCTTCTGGTCAAAGAGGATGCGGAAGGTTTTGATCTTGATGTCTTCCAGGGCTTGCAGTTGGAGCGCGGTAATGCCCTTGATGTCGGCATAGACATCCTGATTGTTTTCCAGGAGCCATTCAACCTGGAGCTTCAGGCGGGTTGACATGGGAAAGCCTCCTGGAAAAGAATCCGTGCTGGAGAGAATTATAGCCGGTCAACCACGGTTTACAAGAGCAAAGGGTTGAAAAATGGCCAAGAAACCTGATGAAGCTCCTGAGAGTACAGAGCAAGTTGTCTCCCAAACCACACCGGAGAGTGCGCCGTCTCCGGCCCCGTCAGCATCGGATGCTGTCTCCTCGTCGGTTGCAGGGCAAGGAGCGGCGGATTCTTCTGCCATGTCCGCCGCTCCCTCTGCCCCCGCCCAAACGGCGGCCGAGTACGAAGGCATCCGCGAAGCCTTGAAGACGTATGGCATGGACATGTCGGGCTACGACAACGATCATGCCGCTCTGCAAAATTTAGTCATGCAGGCTCGGCAATTGCAAGAGCTAAGGCAGCAGGTGACGCCACACTGGGACAGTTTTAGAAGTTGGCAAGCCCAGGAAGAGGCCCGGCAAAGGGAAGAACAGGCCAAAAAGAATCAGTGGTGGAAGCCGCCCGAGTGGGACCCCGCCTGGCGCGGGCTGGTCCAGAGAGATCCGGACGGCACACTCAAGGCGGTTCCGGGTGCGCCGGCCGGGATCGTGGAGAAGTACCTGAATGCCCAGCAGCACATGCAAGGCTTTCTGGAAAAGTTTTCCATGAATCCCATCGAGGCCATCCGGCCGGGGATTGAGCAACTGATCCAGGAAAAGGCGGCCCAGCTGGTCCAGCAGCAAATGGGCGGCTATCAGCAGCAGCAAAGCGTCCAGCAATTCATCCAGGAGCATTCCGGCTGGCTGCATGAACGCGATCAGCAAGGCAATCTGGTCATGAATCCCATGTCGGGCATCCCCCAATTGAGTGCCTGGGGCCAGCACTTCGCCCGCTATGTGGACGAAGGCCATCGGATGGGTATGAATCTGGACGCCACGCAAAAATACGCCTTGAACAGCGTGCAAAGAGACTACGCCGTGGCCCAGATGCGCGCTGCCAATCCCCAGGCGACCAATCAGGACCAGAAGCAGCAGTTTTTGGAGAAGGCCGAGCAAAGGCAGGCCCAGCCCGCCGGTCAGGCCCAGAGAAAACAGGCAACGCCAGGTCAGGTCGCCAATGGCCGGCTGGAAGATCGGCTGAAAAAAGCCTTCAAGGAAGAAGGTTTCCAACTGGCCAGTCAGTTGGATGTAAGGCCGCCGAGGTAGTTGCACCAGGAAGGGCGCAAAAGATAGCATTGGTGCCAACTTTGGTAACGGGCAATCGTAAGAGGCACAAGTCATGCCAACACCGGAATGGTCACGCATCGTTAACACCACCATCCACGAATACATTCGTGACGAAGAAATCAACATTCTTCGTAATCGTAAACTCCTGGCGATGCTCAAGGAAAAGGGCCGCATCACCTTTAACCATTCCGGCGACCTCATGGATTGGAAGGTCCGATACAAGCGTGCTCCCATGGTTGGCTATGCCGACTCGGACACGCTTACTTTCTCCAGGCGCGATCGCTGGAAGACGGCCCAGCTGGAATGGAGAGGCTACGCCGCCACGGATTCGATGACCAAGATGGAACGCCTCAAGAATAAAAACACGGAAGCCATCATCAAAATCTACTCGCAAATCGCCGAGAGCCTGGTCGATGACCTCGACGATCAGTACGGCGATGAGTTTTACATTGATGGCAACGCGGCAGGCAACAGCAAGCGCATCCATGGCGTCGAATCTTTCCTGGGCTTCTCGGCGGCCGGCACCAAATATCCCATCGCCCGGCCAAGCTCCAACTACGCGGGCCTCCTGTGCACGCTGGGCAACTACGGCGGCAACTGGTCCACCACCGGCTCGACCACCACGGACACGGACTGGCCCACCGGCACCGGCGATGCCCATTATGATTTCTGGACGCCCCTATCGTGGACTATACCAGCGCCATTGCCACCACGCCCTCGGCTGGCACGGTCGGCTGGCAAGCCACTACCAAGACCTGGCCCAACACCTGCAAGGAAGCCCTGAGATTTGGCATCGTCAAGGGCAAGAAAAACAAGTCCAGGAAGGGCACCCTGGACATGATCCTTCTCAACGATGAGCTTTATCGCCTGTTTTTGGGCGCTCTGGACAGCGAGGAGCGGCTGGTGGTCGAGCGGGGCGACAAAAAGGGGGGCCTTTACGCCCTGGGCTTTACCGACGTGGTCAACTTCGACGGCTGTGACATCTCCTACGAGTACGGCATCCCCACCAACCTGGGCTATGGGTTTGCCATGGAGCAGATGGAGCTCAGAAGCCTTCAACCGCAGCTATTCGTTCCCGAAGGCCCTGATTTTGATATTTCAACGCAAAGCTACAGGTTTTCGATAGATTTCTTCGGCAACTTACGCTGTAACCCACGTTACATGGCCAAATTCGTAAATGCAACGTAGCAAAGGAGTTACGGAAAAAGGCTTGACTTTTTCGGTAAACCTCGCAAGATGATTTGTGGTGGCACAAAAACTCTTGTGAGGAGACCAAAATGGTCAGCAAAACAGCAAAGAAGTGTGGCAAGTGTGGGCAGGCAAAAGACGCAAGCGAGTTTTGTAAATGCAGGAACCGAACGGATGGCTTGCAGATTTGGTGCAAAGAGTGCAACAAGCAAAATTACCGAAAGTGGTTCAAGAGCAACCCGCACAAGAGGCAAGAATACACGATCAATGCGCGAGAGAGATCCAGGGAACGATATGCTGCCGACGAGAATTACCGGGAAAAAAGGAAGCGGTTCGCACGGCGGTCCAGGGCAAAGCGAACGCCGGAGCAAAAAGCACAAGCCGCTTTAGACAACAGAAATTACCGCCTCATGAAGCAATGCGGCATCAATCAGGACAAGTACGAAGCAATGGTGGCGGCGAGGAACGGATGCTGTGACTTGTGCGGCAGGAAGCCAAAGAAGCTGGTTACGGATCACGACCACGAAAGCAAGAGACTCCGAGGGCTTCTTTGCATCGCGTGTAACGCGGCACTAGGCCAACTTGGGGATACGGCAGAAGGCTTGAAGAAAGCCTTGGCCTATCTTAAACGGACAGGAAATTGAGAGGATAAAGACATGGCACGCGACGATCCGCCGCCCTTTGGTCGGGGCGAAACCTTCTATAACGGCGCTACCATTGATCCCGCCAACCTGGGCGGTTCGCAATGGGAGGGCAAGACCTGGGTTTTTGAGGATGTGGATTACACGCCGGGCACTGCCGGAGCCAAGCCCTCGCGCTCGGGCCGCTATGTCAAGTGCATGGCCGTGCGCAATGTCAGTGGCATTGCCCTTTTGGCCAAGCGTCTGGTCACGCTCCAGACGGCCGGCACCGATGGCCGCTTCTTTCTGGGCCGGGTGGACGGCTATGCCACACTCACAGCGGCCCAGGCTTATCCGGTGGATGAATTTCTGCCGGCTGCGGGCGTGCCCAATAACGATATGTTCTGGATTGTCGTTGATGGGCCTGCCAAGGTGCTGACCGATCTGGCCGGGGCCGCAACTAATGTCTTTGCCGTGGGCGGCGCTATCGTGGCCTTGACAGCGGCGACCAGCCAGGCGACCACGGCCGGGCGAGTGGCCCCCCAGGACTTGACCGGGGCAACCAGCATTCTGGGCAATCAAATCCAGAACAAGATCGGCTATGCTCTGAGTGCCCGGACCACGGGCAACACCAATGCCGATCTTTTGATTGATGTGCGTCGTTGGTAGTGAGGGTTAGGAGAAGAGTTTCGGCTATTGCGTCCGCCGAGACTTCATCAGGGAGCGGGCAATAGCGCTGGGCTATTGCCCGCTTTTTCATTGGGAGCCACTTATGCCGCCACGTTACCGGCCCGCCGATCAGCCCAAGGCCAGCTTGAATTTCCCGCAAGCCATCCCCTGGGATGCCGCCAATGACCATGTCATTAGCGCTGCCGGAGCGGCAGCCGTGGCCACGTTGCCGGCCCAGGCCGATGCCGGCAATACCATCCGAGAAATCTTTGCCAGCTACTCGGGCGCGCCTGCTGCGGGTTCTACTTGCCAGATCGAAGACGGTTCAGGCAATATCGTCTGGAAACAGGCCATGCCGGCCTCGGGCGGCTGGACGGTCTTTGTCTTCGATCCCGCCAAAACAGGCACACGCAACACGGCAACCATTATTACGCTCTCGGCCGGCGGCGGAGCCGTCATTGCCTACCTAGATGTTAATGCCTACATCCAGAGTTAGGAGCACGCCATGGCGCCGCGTTACCGCCCCGCCGATCAGGTCAAGGGCAATCTGGCTCTGGTCCAGGCCATTCCCTGGGATACCATCAATGACCATGCCGTGAGTGCTTCGGGGTCGCCGGCAGTGGTCACGTTGCCCGCCGACGCCATGGCGGGCAACACCATCCGGCAGATTTTCGCCAGCTACTCAGCGGCACCAGCAGCAGGCGTGACCATCAAGATTGAAGATGGGGCTGGCAACGTGGTCTGGCAACAGGCGTTCCCGCCCAATGCCAGCATGGCCCCTTTTACGTTTGATCCTGCCAAAACGGGCACGCGCAACACGGCAACCATCATCACGCTCGATGCCAGCCTGGGTCTTATTGCTTATCTGGACGTGGAAAGTTACATTCAAGACTAGGAGGGTCTCCTGATGAAGCTGCAAATTCTCCTGGCGCGCTTTCCTTTTGGCGCAATCGATCACCGGGATGTCACTGACTGGCAAACCAGTGTTGTCCTCAAAGCCAGCCGCAATCCGCGCATCACGCTGCACACCAAAGCCTTCGATGATTATCCCATCACCATGATGCGGAACAGGGTGTGCAAGTATGCCAGGGAGCAAGGCTACGATGTGGTCGTTATGGTGGACAATGACATTTGCCCCGACCTGCCGGTGCCGGGGGCCAAGCCATTCTGGGATACCACGCTGGAATTTGCCAGCAAAGAGCGTGCGCCTCTTATTGTCGGCGCGCCCTACTGCGGGCCACCGCCCTTGTCCAATATGTACGTCTTTCGCTGGGCCAACTGGAACAATCCAGGGATCATCGACAAGGACTTTCGCCTGGAGCAGTATGGCCGGGAAGAGGCCGCCCAACTCGCTGGCTTTCATCGCGTGGGGGCATTGCCCACCGGCCTGATCTGGATTGACATGCGCTGCCTGGACGAAATGAAGCCGCCCTGGTTTTACTACGAATACACCGATCACTACGAAACCGAGAAGGCCAGCACGGAGGATGTGACGTTCACGCGCGACGCCAATCTGGTCTACGGCATCCCCATTTATTGCAACTTCGATTCCTGGTGCGGTCACTGGAAGAGATTCCGCGTCGATAAGCCCGTTCCCATCACCGTGGAAGAGATTCGCCAGAATTATCGGGAAGCCATGCAAAGGAAATTGCACATAGGCGATACGGTGATAGATATAAGGGCAAACGGTATTGAGGACAGGATGCTTCCCAGCCCCGAACCGGAACCCGCTTCAACCCCTGATGACTAATGACCAAGAAATACTCCCAAACAGCCTTGCCCGAGAGGCTCAAGAAGATTTTGCACAAGCGCGCCAGCGGCGATCCGCAACTGAGCGAGCTTTTGACCCACTTCTACGAAATCGCCGGCGGCCCCAGGGCGGTGGCCAAGATCATCCATGAAGAGTTAAACAAGTGCAAGAATGACGCCCGCTTGCGTGCCCAGCTGTTGCGCTTGATCCTGTTTTCCACGAAGCAATTAAACGCCTTGCAAGGGACCAAAGATGACCTGGGCTTGCTCTCCGAGGATGACCTGGAAAAGCTGGGTAGTGTCATGATCCAGCGTATCCAGGCCCGTGAACCAGTCCTGGACCCGGAGGCCAAAGATGGCCAGACGCAAAGCCAACCTTGAGCGGGCCTGGGCACAAGCCTTTCCCGATCAGGAGATCGACGATGCCAATGCCCAGGAACTCCGCAACCTCGCCCACGAATACGCCAAGAGGCAAATCGAGGCGCTCCGGCTCTACGAACCGATGCCGGAGCAAGATCGTTTTCATCGTTCTAAGTGCCGGATGCGCATCGTCCGAGGCAGCAATCGCTCTGGCAAAACGCTATGCTCGCATATTGAAGTGGCCCGTGCGGCGTGCGGCTGTGATCCCTTCGACAAGTATCCTAAACGCGACGGGCGAGTTTTTGTGGTTGGTAAAGATTTGGACCACCTGGCCAAAACCATGTGGCCCAAATTCGGCAAGGCAGGAGCCTTCAAGATCATCCGCGACCAGGAGACCGGCCTCTGGCGCGCCTACAGGCCCTGGACGCCGGGCGATGCCCAAAGACAAGGCGAAGCCAAACTAGCTCCGCCCATCATCCCGCCCCGGCTGCTGCGCTTCATTTCCTGGGAAAACAAAAAACAGGGCATCCCCAAAACGCTGCTCCTGCACACGGGCTGGGAAATCAGCTTTTATTCCTCGCTGGGCCTGCCTACCAAGGGGGCAGACATTGATATTTTCCTGTTCGATGAGGAAATCGAAAACGAGGGCTGGTATCCCGAGATGCAGGCCAGAATCTTGGACCGAAACGGCTGCGGCATCTGGAGCGCCACGCCCGAGGCCGGCACCGAGCAGCTTTATGAACTGCACGAGCGCGCCGACAAGGAACTCGGTGCCAAAAAGCCTGGCGTCCAGGAGTTTGTCCTGCTCCTGGCTGAAAATCTCCACCTGGACGAAGAGGTTAAAAAGGAGTTTGCCGCTTCCCTCTCTGAGGAGGATATTCGGATTAAGGTGGAGGGGCAATTTGCCCAGTTGGGCTATAAAGTCTATCCCGAGTTTACCATGCAAAAGCACGGCATCCCCTGGCGCGAGATGCCCTCCCACTGGACGTTCCTGATGATCGTCGATCCGGGCCATCAGGTCTGTGCCAGCCTGTTTGCCGCCGTCACCCCCCCTGAAGAGGACGATATAGTAGTCCTTTTCGATGAGCTCTATCTGCGCGATTGCAATGCCGCCATGTGGGCCGAGAATGTTCGGCATAAGGTCACGGGCAAGCGTTTTCACGCCTTTATTATCGACCAGCACATGGCCATGCACACTGAAATGGGCGTCGGCAAGAACGTGGCCCAGCAATACTCCGAAGCCTTGCGCAAAGTGAATGTCAAAAGCCACACCACCGGCTACAACTTCATCCTGGCCTCCGACGATGTGAGTGCTGGCGTCCTGGCCGTGCATGACCTTTTACGGGAAAGGCCCGATGGCAATGGCAGCCGGCTCAAGGTACTGGAAGGGGGCCTGCCCGCTTTCGAGTACGAAATCAAGCGCTACCATCGCAAGCGTGAGGGTGGCATCGTCATCGACAAGCCCAATCAGAAGAAATCCAACCATTTGATGGACTGCCTGCGCTATCTGGCCATGTATAATCCCAGGTATATCAGGCCCAGCGAGAAAAAGACCAAGGCAACCGGGGCCATTATCTCTTACCGGGCCAAGCAGAAGAAAAAGCGCGAACTGGACGGCGGCCCTTACATTCGCCTGGGACCAGGGCTGAAATAATGGGCAAAACTGAGAACGGCATTGATACGGACATCCTGGGCCAGTCGGCCGCCCATGCCTGGCGTGCCGCCATGGGCCTGTCCCCTTTGCCCTTTGAACACCTGAGCATTGAAGACGAAGAGCGTTGGCTGCGCCTGGGCAAAAACGCCGAGGAATTTTTGGGGGCGCTGGTAGATGCCCGCTTCAATCAGGTCGGGATGAATCTGGCCCGCCTCTGGGCGCGTTCGAGTGAGCCCTTGACTCTCAAGGACAAGGAGCAGCTGGCCTGGGAGGCGACTGCCCGGCACATGGCCACGCTCCTGGACGCCGATCAAATGCCCAGGGACCTGGAAAAACTGGAACAATCATGGGGACCGTGGACAGTAAATCGTTTACCCAAGGAGCAAAGCGATGGTGTTTAACCCGCCCCGAGTACGCATTGGCAGTCTGGTCTACTGGTTTGCTGGCGGCAATTCTCTCCTGGACCCCTGCCCCGGCTTTGTCACGCGCCAGCCCGATAACATCCACGGCCTCTTGACCGTGAACGTCATGTCGCCCTCCTTGCGCAACTTCGAGATTCACGAAGGCGTTTGCCACTGTAACGATCCCAGGGGCCGGGGCATTATGATGGATGAAGGCGGCTGGCTGACGGTGGAGGAATATGACCTGCTCCAGCACACGCGCAAGGACGAAGACCGCCTGAAGCGGGAAAAACAAGATGAAATGCTGGAGAAAGAAGGCCAGGAGAAGTCGGCCATCATGGCCGCCATGCACAAGTGACGCAGGAAAGAGGTTGATGGCCTGTGCCGATTTTTGAAGGCAGCGACTATGCCGGCAGTGTGATCCGAGAGGGCTCGGACAATCCCATGCGCCCGATTGCGGCGGCCTGGACGGGCAAGATCCGCCTGGCCTACGAGTTCAAGCGCAAGAAGTTTCAGGAGGACGCCGATGAAGCCCTGATGTTCTACAATGGGCCCTATGACTTCCTCTATGGCATCAAAAACGCCAGTGCCTCCAGGGGCTTTGTTTACGCCGGCGATGATGGCGAATTGCCCCGGCCGCAGTTTTGCATGACCGTGAACAAGGTGGCGGAGTTGGTGCAGTTATTCGGCCCGGCCTTGTACCATCGCAATCCCGTCCGGCAGGTAAACCCCAGAAAGCCACAGATGGTTGAACCAGGCATCTTCGGGGATGTTCAGAACGATCCCATGGCGCAGCAGATGGCCCAACAGGAAAGCCAGCAAGTGCAACAGGAGCGCACCGTAGACCGCGTGCGTGCGAGCCTTCTGGAGAATTACCTGAATTACACCCCGACCGCTCTGGATTTGAAAACAGAATCGCGCTGGGCCATCGACGAAGCTCTCATTAAGGGGATGGGGCTGCTCTGGACCGAGGTATACCAGCCAGCTGGGGCCAGTTTTAAGATGGTGGGCAGCTTCTTTGATAGCGCCGATAATCTGGTCCTTGATCCCGACATGGAAGTGGTCAAAAACTGCAAATGGATTGCCCGGCGGGTGGTCAAGCCCTATTGGGAAGTGGAGCAGGAATTTGGTTTGGCCAAGGATTCTCTCAAGGAAGCGGGCAATCTGGAGAGCTATGGCCGCCAGGCCGAGATCAGTGCCGACCGCGACGGCGATTATAACCGCAAGCGGGGTATGACCAATGACCTTATCGTTTACTGGCGCATCTACTCCAGGATGGGCCTGGGCGGATTGCTCTCCAGCATCACCAAGGATGTGCAAAAATACGACAGGTTTGGGAGGAATGTCTACATTTGCGTCAGCGACACGGTCCCCTATCCCCTGAATATGCCGCCGGTAGTCTGCCAGTGTCTCGATGACAACGACCCCGAAGTCGCTCTCGGCGCTGAAAAGGCTCTTCAAGAAAGGCTGCGCTGGCCCATCCCCTTCTGGGCCGATGATGCCTGGCCGTTCGAGCAACTGGTCTTTCATGATATTCCCCGCGAACTTTATCCCATGAGCCATATCAAGCCGGCCATGGGAGAACTCAAGTTCATCAATTGGGCTTATTCCTTCCTGGCCGGTAAGGTGAAAACGGCTTCCAGGGACTTTTTAGCGGTTGCCAAGAGCGCCGGCGAGGAACTCAAGGAAAATATCCGGGTGGGCCAGGATTACACCATGATCGAAGTGGAAGCCTTGCATGGCTCCATAGATCAGGTGGTTAAATTCCTCCAGTATCCGGCGTTTAATCAGGAAATTTACAAGGTCATCGAGGGCGTAACGCATAACTTCGAGAAGCGCACTGGATTAACGGAACTCATGTATGGCCTCAGCGTCCATCAAATGCGCTCCGCTGAAGAGGCTCAGGTCAAGGGCGATCAAGTTTCCGTGCGCCCCGACGACATGGCCAACAAGGTCGAGGACTGGATGACGCAAGTGGCCAGGAAGGAAGCCTTTGCGGCCAGGTGGTGCCTGGATGCCCAGGATGTGGCTCCCATCATGGGCCAGGTGGCTGCCGGCTGGTGGCAAAAGCTGGTCGATACCAGCAATCCCGAGGAGATCATCCATCAGCTGGAATACAGGATCGAGGCCGGCTCGGCCAGAAAGCCCAACAAGGCCAGAGACACGGCCAATATGCAAAACGC